GGGTGGTTGAAGAACTCCTTAAAGGAAGTACGCCTACTCAAATCGCCACAACTACTGGAATCCAGCGCAAAGAGGTACTTGAGCTAATTGACGACTGGAAAGATGTTGTACATAATGATAGCAATATTAGAGATCGAGCCCGAGAGGCCATCTCGGGGGCCGATCAACACTACGCTATGCTTATCAAAGAGGCCTGGAAAACAGTAGAAGATGCAGATCAATCTGGCCAATTAGGAATAAAGTCTGGCGCATTAAAGCTTATTGCAGATATTGAAACCAAAAGAATTGCAATGTTGCAGTCCATAGGCGTACTTGAAAATAATGAAATTGCATCACAAATTGCAGAGACAGAGCGCAAGCAAGACATTTTGGTTAGAATTTTAAAAGAGACTACATCAATATGCCCAAAGTGTAAGATGGAAGTAGCAAAAAGATTATCCCAAATCACTGGAGTAATTGAGTCAGTCCCAGTAGAGGAAGCCGATGTCGTTTGATTTTAATGACCTTATCGACATGCTTGATGGAGAGGAGTTTGATGAAAAACCAGTCGATCTTAAAACGTTTGTTAGAAGTCCAGAATACCTTGGGCTTCCAGAACTTTCCGAATATCAGTACACGCTTATCGAAAAAAGTTCGCAGATCTATAAAGAATCAACACTCATCAAATTGTTTGGAGAAGAAGAAGGAAAAATAAGGTTTAAACAAACCGCCAATGAAGTAGTCGCTCAATTAGGAAAAGGGTCGGGAAAAGATTACTGCTCAACTATTGCAACTTCATATATAGTATATTTACTATTGTGCTTAAAGGATCCAGCAACATACTATGGAAAGCCTCCAGGGGACAGCATTGATATTATTAACATTGCTATTAACTCACAACAAGCAAGCAACGTATTCTTTAAGGGATTTAAGACAAGAATTGAAAAATCCCCTTGGTTTGCTGGGAAGTATACAGATAAAGCTTCCGAGGTTAAATTTGATAAAGCCATTACGGTACACTCAGGACACTCAGAACGTGAAGCCTGGGAAGGCTATAACGTAATTGTAGTTATCCTTGATGAAATCTCAGGCTTTGCAATTGAAAATACAACAGGGCACGAGCAGGCAAAAACAGGCGCAGCTATATATGATATGTACCGTGCATCGGTAGATTCTCGTTTCCCAGACTTTGGAAAAGTAATTTTATTGTCATTCCCTAGATATAAGAATGATTACATACAGCAAAGATATGATGCCGTAGTGGCTCAAAAAGAAACTATTGTCCGTGATCATAAATTTAAAATGGATGAAGACCTGCCAGATGATACACAAGGTAATGAATTTAGTGTGGAATGGGAAGAAGATCATATTCTTTCATACAAAATTCCTAGAGTTTATGCTCTTAAAAGACCCACCTGGGAAGTTAATCCAGTAAGAAGTATTGATGATTTTAAAGTAGCATTTTTTACTAACCCACTGGATGCTTTATCTAGATTTGCATGTATGCCACCTGATGCTGTTGATGCATTTTTTAAATCAAGAGAAAAAGTTGAGAAAGCTTTTAATAAAGGCCATCTTGCAGTAGATAATTTTGGCAGACTTGAAGACTGGTTTATTCCAGATCCAGATAAGGAATACTTTATTCACGTAGACCTAGCTCAGAAACATGACCATTGTGCGGTTGCAATGGGCCATGTAAACAAATGGGTTAACATTAAAGTTACTGATACATATTCTCAACCAGCACCTATTGTTGAGATCGATGCCGTAAGATTTTGGACACCAACAAAGGATAAGTCTGTAGACTTTACTGAGGTAAAAGATTATATTCTTTCATTAAAAACACGAGGATTTAAAATTCGTGTTTGTACTTTTGATAGATGGAACTCTCACGATATGATGCAACAACTAAAACAATACGGCATAAATACAGAAATTCTATCTGTTGCTAAAAAGCATTATGATGATATGGCAATGATCGTGGCAGAAGAAAGATTGTCTGGACCACACATTCAGTTGCTTATAGATGAATTGCTTCAACTTAAGATAATGAGAGACAGGGTTGATCACCCAAGAAAAGGCTCAAAGGACTTGGCGGACGCAGTTTGCGGAGCTATTTACAATGCTATTAGCAGAAGTAAGTTTGATACAAATGAAGAGATAAACATCCACACATATGAATCTATGAGCTACGATAACGATTTTGGAACAAAAGATGACGGAGAGACCAGTTCATACAATATGATTAGGGCCCCAAGAATGCCAGAAAACTTAAGAGATGCGATGGACAGGATGACAATAATATGAGCACTTATCAAGAAAAAGCTAAAGAATGTAAATGCTGTGGCAAGCATGTTCCGCTGCCGACTGTATTAAAAGAGTATAATGGAATAGTATTATGCCCAACTACATTTACTAATGTAATTGAATATAAGCGGATTTGGAAAGCTGCTGGATACAGGCCTGTGGGCAGTATAAGAAAACATTTTTCTGAATATGTACAGCAGATAGTAGAAGAAACTATTGACAAGAATGAAGACGGCACGATACAATAGATCACTAAGCAACAATAGCTTAGTTTGTTAAAGCCCCGAACTCATAATTCGGTAATCGTAGGTTCAAGTCCTACTTGTTGCACTAGGAGACCGCATGGATGATGATGAGAAGCTATCAATGTATATTGAAATGGGTGCAGTTGAGTTAGCAGGCATGGATGAAGATGGAGAATTTATTTTCCAAATTACAGAAAAGGCAAAAGAAATTGCTCCAGAATTGTGGGAGGCTCATCAAGAGCATGTTGATAGATCATTAATTCAATTGTATGAGGCGGGCTTAATAAATGTAACCTACAATGATAATCTTGAAGCAACAATAGAAATGTCACAAGAAGGACATAAAATGGCAAAAGATTTAGGATTGGTAGAGATTAATATGCATGAAGAAGATATCCCAAATGATTAGTTAAATGCCTTCGTAGCTCAGGGGAAAGAGCGAATGCCTTCTAAGCATTAGGCCGCAGGTTCGATTCCTGCCGAGGGTACAATGCGGGTGTAGTTCAATGGTAGAATCTCAGACTTCCAATCTGATTGTGCGGTTTCGATTACCGTCACCCGCTCAAATAAGAAAAATGCTATACTATGAGTATAGTCAACTATAATAAAGGAGAAACAAAATGGCAGACGTAAGACACCCACTAGCGGTAAAAGTTTTAGCAGCAGCAAAAAAGTATGCTGATGAAGGATACTCAGAAGGACCAAACAACGATACAATTTTTGGCAAGCGCTATGGAATGAATAATCAACCATGGTGTGCAATGTTCGTTTCAGGATGCTTTGATGACGCAGGACTAGTACACCTAGTTGCAGCTTCAACAAAGAAGGGCTTTGCATCTTGCGATGCAGGAGCACAATGGTTTGCAAAGAACAAGAGAATTGTTCCAATCGGACAGGCACAACCAGGGGACGTTGTATTCTTTAACTTTGATAAGACACCGACAGACACAGAGCATGTTGGAATTGTTTACAAGAATGATGGAAAGAACCTACATTGTTTTGAAGGAAACACTTCAGGTAATGCAAAAGGATCACAGGCAAATGGAGATGGCGTATTTCTTAAGAAGAGAGCCTATAGCCTAGTTATGGCAGTTGCTCGCCCAGATTGGGATGCAGCAGCACCAAAGGCTGCACCTACAAAGAAGGCGGCCCCTGTAAAAAAGGCGGCAGTAAAGAAAAAGTAATGTACGAATACCACGTTAAGAAAGTAACTAATGTTGTAGACGGAGATACAATAGACGTAGACATTGATCTAGGTTTTGATATATCATTTAGCTCAAGAGTTAGATTAGCTGGAATTGATACTCCAGAAAGCAGAACAACTGATAAGGCCGAAAAAGTTTTAGGGCTTGAGGCTAAAGAGTATATAAAGTCTAAGATTAAAGACGCTAAAGATGTTGTCATTAAGACAGAAAAAATGGACTCATCAGAAAAATACGGACGTATTTTAGGTTGGTTATTTCTAGATGGATCTAAAGTATCAGTCAATGAACAAATGATTGCCGAAGGATATGCCTGGGGATATTTAGGGGATACTAAGGTAAAAGACTTTGAAGCACTTGCAAAAGTAAGGGCTAAGAAGAAGTAGACAAACTAGAAATATTTTGCTATAATAATATATGGATCGCTCATTAGAGGGTCCATATATTAATTTATTCGCTTGAAAGGGGAATATAATGGTAACAACAACACTGGATTTTTTTAATGATCCATTTTTTATTGGTTTTGATCGCCAAATTAAAGATCTACAAAACATAAATAGAAACACTTCAAACTATCCACCTCATAGTATCTCTAAGGTTAAAGGCCCAGACGAGATGTATGTTATTGAGCTTGCATTAGCAGGATTCAGAAAGGAAGATATTGAAGTAGAACAAGATAAGAATGTTCTAACAATTAAGGGCGCCGCTCACGAAGACCCACTTAAAGAATATCTTTATAAGGGAATTGGGGCACGTTCATTTGTCAAAACATTTTCTCTTGCAGAATATGTAAAGGTTAATTCCGTGATTATTTCAAACGGAATCTTAATGGTAGGGCTAACTAAGTTCATTCCAGAAAGTGAAAGACCAGTTAAGTTCGATATTCATGACTTTGATTCAGCAGAAGGATTTGAAGATCTTAGAGATACTGAAGTAAAGACAAAAAGAACAAAGAAATAGTATAATAGAAATCTGCACCCCTTCATCGGGGAGTCGCAGATAGCGGGCCGCTACCCGCAGGATGGACCTGAGTATGTCCCCAAACTGCTCATTAACATTTAAGGATAAGTAATGCCAGTATACGAATACAAATGCTCATACGATGACGCACACCCATTAATGTCAACGCATAGATCAATTATGGACCAAGATCCAGGTTACACATGTGTTGAATGTGAGTCGGAAATGACAAGAACATTTACACCTTTTGGTATACAGTTTAAAGGCAATGGGTTTTATAAAACGGATAATCCAAAGTAATTTAAAATAACATTCTGCTATAATTACTAAGTAAACAAAAATATTGTTTTACTTAGGAGATACCTAGTTGACTAGAAAGATTCAATACTTTTTAACCAGCCTGTTTATTGTGGGCTGGCTTTTTCTTTTCGGGTCAAGTGTTGCCCATGGCGATGAAGTTCCAGCACCCGCCGAACAAGTTGTAGTAAGTCCCGCACAGGCTGCAGTCAATACAGCGCTTGCAACAGCAACCACAGAAGTAGCGCAAGCATCACAGGCCTCAGATACAGCAACAGCAACTATTGCAACTGCAGTACAGGCAGTAACAACATCTAACACAGCCGTGGCTGCAGCAAATACTGCAGTAACTGCAGCTACTACTGCGGTGGCGGAAGTATCAAATGTATCTACCGCAGTGGAAACAGCAACTGCGGTTACACAAGCAGTTACATCAACCGTAACGGCTGTTACACAGGCAGTAGCGGCAATCCCAGTAAGCTCTACAACTCAAACACCAGAGGTTGCTACAGCACAGGCAGCCGTTACAGCAGCAGTGCCTGTTGTTGAGTCTGCAATTACAACAGTTATAGCAACAGCAACCCCTTTAATGACAGAAACGCCAACCACGGTTGCTCAAGTAGCCACGGCAATTGCAGTAGAAGTTGCACAATCAGAGACTGCAACAACTTTAATTCAAGCAGCACAAACAGCAATAGATACATCCACAGCTACAATTGCAACGGCAACTACTGCGGTGGCAGCAGTGACTCCTGCAAGGACAGAGGCACAAACACAATTAACTCAGGCAAATGTTGCTATTAATAATGCTCAAGATGCAGTCAATGCATTGGTAGCAACAATTGGAACAACATCAAATGTTTTAGCAAATACAGATGATGCTGGTGTTCGTATGAACCTACCTTTTAACTTACAAATGGGTGGAGTAACATATTCAAACGTGTACGTGGGTTCTAATGGAACAATTATGTTTGGCGTAAACCAAGGTACAAACTACTCTTCTACACCAACCGCCCCATCAATTTCTGTAGCAGGCTATGACTGGACTACATGGAGTAATGGCTCTGGAGTTACTTACTCAACAACAACTAACACTCTTTCTGTGGCCTGGGATGTTCGTCCGTATCCACAAACTACAGCCGACACTCAGATGACGCAGATTAGATTTAATGCTGATGTAAACCCTGCAGATGGTGCATGGGCAGCAGATGTCAGCGTAACTGGACCTATTCCTAATGGTGCTCGCTTTAATGTTCGTACCACTACTAACGGAACAGTCACTGCTATTACTGATACAAATTCTGGGCCTGGATTCAACGGAACAATTAGTCAAGGAGCACCATTTGTACCAGTCCCAGACCCAAGTACTGCAGTAGTACAAGCAGCAATTGATACCGCTAATGCACAAATTGCTACGTTAAATACCGCTATTACTGCAGTTGTTGCTACAAACACGGCAACTGCAACTGCCGCAGCGGCAATTCCTGTAATCGCTACTGTTTCTGCAAATACTGTAACTGCATTAGCAACAGCAACTACAACATTAACTGAAAAAGTAACGGCCCTTGCTACAGTTTCTGTTGCAGTTGAAACTGTAGCAACTGCTCCAACAATAATTGCAGCAGCACAAACAGTAATTGAGTCTTGTCCAGCACCTATTCCAGTCTTGCCACCACCACCTCCCCCAATACCCGACCCAACACCAGATACATCAGCACAAGATGCAGCAAATGCAGCGGCACAAGCTGTACAGGCGGCCGCAAACGCAGCAGCAGAGGCACAAGCAGCTCAAGCAGAAGCTGCGGCACAGGCTGCAGAAGCTGCGGCAACAGCACAGGCTGCAATAGATGCCCAAGCACAAGAAGATGCTCAAGCGGCGCAAGCAGCAGCAGAGGCGCAAGCCCAGGCAGATGCACAGGCTGCACAAGAGGCTGCAGAAGCGCAAGCAGCAGCAGAGGTGCAAGCCCAGGCAGATGCACAGGCTGCACAAGAGGCTGCAGAAGCGCAAGCAGCAGCAGAGGTGCAAGCCCAGGCAGATGCACAGGCTGCACAAGATGCAATCGCAGCACAAGAGGCAGCGGATATACAGGCAGCATTAGATGCTCAAGCACAAGCAGATGCACAGGCTGCACAAGAGGCTGCTGATGCCCAGGCTGCAATAGATGCACAGGCTGAAGCAGATACACAGGCTGCAGAAGAAGAACAAGCGGCAATTGATGAGGGTACACCAGAGGCAGTAGACAACACCGTAACAGATGCATTAGTAGATGGAAAAGTAGATTCAACAGAAGTAGCAGCAATTGCAGAAGTGATGGCAGCAGATGGGAAAGTTGACGCAAAAGAAACTAATCAATTAGTTGAAGCATTAGCAGCAGATGGAAAAGTTTCAATAGCAGATCAACAATCTGTGTTAGATGCTCTTGCATCAGATGGTAATGTTTCAAAAGAAGATATTGCAGCAATTGTTGCGTTGGCAAGTTCAGACGGCAAATTATCTCAGGCAGAAAAAGAAATTGTTGCTGATGCACTAATTCAATCAGTTGCACCAGGTGAAAATCTTACTAAGGAACAGGTTGCAGATGCTGGAATTAAATTAGCAGACTTGCCACCACAAACACCAGTAGACGTTCGCACATCTGAAAATGGTGATTCAGTTGTAATTACAGCAGAAGTTGCAGTTCAAGTTGAGTTAGTGTCAGACCCAGCAGCCTTTGCAGCAGAATTATTTAATGATCCAGGAGCAGCATTGGCAGCACTTGGAAGCATTGGAGCAGATATGACTCCAGGCGAAAGAGAAGAAGCAACAAAAATGGTTGTGGCTACAGTAGTAGCAACAGGAGCAGCATTAAATGCTGTTGGCGCCGTAGCAGGCGCATCCACTGGAGGATCTACAGGAGGCTCTCGCTCAGGCGGGGGGAACTCAGGTGGTTCAGGTGGAGGAGGAGCCTCTGGTGACTCCAAAGGAATGAGGAGAAGAAAGAATGATTAACTATATCAAAAAAGTAATTCAAGATATGATCGATCAGCTTTGGACTCTATTAGGAATGTTTATAGCATGGGTTGTTTTGGACGGAAGTGCAAAAACAATTGTTGGTTATGCAATTATTTGTACATTAATTGCATGGGCTATAACCTATCCAATCAGAAATAGAGATGATAAATAATGGCAAAAGCATATATCGAAGAGCCAACACAGGTAGGATCAGGAGCAATTGCAAACATCAATAATATTCTAGCTAGAATTATTGCTGTATTTGCAGCATCAGGATTATCTGTAATTGGAGCAGGAGCAATTGTAGGAATTGAAACCTATAAAGCAGTTATATTAGCTGGAACACTAGGAGTTGCAACAGTAGTTGAAAAACTTGCTCGTGGATTTCTAGATGATGGTAAATTAACTGTAGCAGAAATTAATGCAGCATTTACTGCAGTAGATAAAAAAGCACCTAAATAGCTTTAAAAGTGATATAATAGAGTATGAACACTTACAAAGTTAAAATGGACGTAGAGTTAGAGGTCACCGCCTTTAATGAAACTGATGCTAGAGACTACGTAGGAGATATATTCAATATAGACGATGAAATTAAAAAGGTTAATATAGTCAAAATAACAGAAAAAAATAAATAAAATCGTTGACAGAGCCGTAGTTTTTACTGTATAATAATACATAGAAGCTACGGTTTCTGCTTTGGCCCATAGCTCAGCAGGCAGAGCGGGAAGCTGTTAACTTCTAGGTCCTAGGTTCGAATCCTAGTGGGCCAGCAAAGCAATCTAGGCGGACTTACTAGATAGGAAAGAAATGCTTAACCTTACACTCAAAGGTGTAGAAGTTTTTATACAAAGGTCTAAGACAAAAAGTCAAGAATCATATTGGGATAATTATGATTTATTAATTTGGAAAGAAACCCCAGGCGGCTTTACTAATATAAAAGGGATGTTCCGAAAAGATCAGTGGGGCGTTGCAGAAAGAATTCCTGCTAACGAACAAGGAATCTGGAAGCTGCCGATAAAATATGTCAAACATTTTAAATGAACTAGGTGTAGATAAAGATGATTTAGATTGGTTCCACCTTGGCATTTGCAGAGGAATGGATACAAATTTATTTTATGACAAGTATGAGGCGGATGTTAATATAGCAAAAAGTATTGATGAGGCTTGTTTTAGTTGTCCAGTCTCAAAGATGTGTTACCAGGCAGGGGTAGAAAATGATGAGCAAGGAGTATGGGGAGGAATTTATTTGAATTCTGGATCCATTGATAAGACAAGAAATCTACACAAAACACCAGAAGTTTGGAAAAAGATTAGGACTAAAAATGGAATTCATAAATAAAGACAAAGACCATTTTAAGTATGGTGTTAATGAGTGGACAGGTGAACCAAATAAGCCTGTTTTTTATACACCAGAAATGGCAAAGAGAATTAGGGAAATTAAAAAACCTGATACAAGTTTACAGATGGACATAGCAAGGTACCCAGATTTTTTGGCAATAAGACTATATGAAGACAATTTTTTGAAATACGAAGGTATGAAAAAAGAAATGGTAATTGATTATGTTGGAAAGGTTAAAAAGCTAATCGAATCTTACGGAGTAAGATGCGTTCTGGAAGGGGTACCAAGTGCGAGAATATTACGAAGTAATTAAGATCGTTTTTATTCATGCTGAAAGAATATATGGATCAGTCGAAAGTCTGGGCATATATGCGTCAAAAGTTAAATACCAAAAAGATGGTATTGAAATAGAAGAAGTGCTAGAAAATGATGAGTTCACCATAATGGATGAAATTGTTTTTGAACACATAGAGGAATCTAATTAATGGAAAAAATACTATGTTACTCATGTAACAAGACTAAGAACAAGCTTAATGTAAGAAAATCAATTTTAATTCCAATTAACTTGTTAATGTGTGAAACATGCATAACATCTAAATTTGAGCCTAGGTGGGTAGTAATTTTAGCAGGCAGGCAACTAGGATCAGACTCAGTTAAAGAATTTATTATTAAAAAGAGATACTGCGGAAATGATATAGCAGCCTCAGAATTGCTTGTATAATTAAGTATTAACACTCATATTGGGGTATAATTAAACTATTATGAGTATAGACGCTAATTCTGTTATTATTGTTATTGTAGCCTCAATTTTGAGCGGTATGGGCACAGCCATGATTAATGGAATAAAAGAGTCTAAAAGAGAAAAAAATAGACAAATTGAGCGTGAACAAGATATGCTCAAAATGGAATTAAAAGACCTTGAGATTAAACTGTATAAATTAGAAAAAGATTTAGCAGAATGGCGAGATAAGTATTATGCGGCAGTTCAAGAGCTTATTGAGGTTAAGAGTGAGCTTGAAAACTGCTTAATTGAGTTAAGTCATATTGTTCATCACGAGGACTAGCGTTTCGAATTTATATTTAGTATACTGAGAGTATGACCTGTATAGTAGCAATTGCCCAAAACGGTATCGTTTATATGGGATCCGACCATGCCGCCTCAGATGATAAAACGGGCTGGATACTTGCAAGAAAAGAACCTAAAGTATTTAAAAATGGTCAATATGGAATTGCCTTTACAGATTCATTTCGTATGGGACAGATCCTTCAATACATGTGGACCCCTCCAAAATATACACCAACCAAAACTAACTCAGGCTTGGATAAGTTTATGAGAACTAAGTTTATTGATTCCGTTAAACAAGCATTTAAAGATCACGGATACGGAAGTGTTGGATCTGCATCAGAAGAAGATACAGGTGGAATTTTTATAGTTGGAATATGTGGAAGGCTTTTTACCGTAGACGAAGACTTTCATGTTGGAGAAAACATAGTTAATTATATGGCGGAAGGCAGTGGTGGAATGGTGGCCCTAGGAGCATTACATGCAACAAAGAAACAGCAAAACCCAAAGGTACGCTTAAAGGCGGCATTGGAAGCAGCAACTGAGTTTAATATGAGCGTGTCTGCTCCCTATACATACATCCAAGTTTAAGGTATAATAAGAGTATGAAGTGGCTCATAGTTATTGCTGTTACATTAATAGTATATACCTGGGCAAAAAGACTTAAAAACAATATCAATCTGTTTCTAGAAAATTATGAGATTGCAATTATAGAAAAAGAAGATGTTGAGCGAGAAGGAACACATACTGACGATATCCTAAAGCTTCGTCCAGAAACTTATGATAAGTCTATTGATTTAAGAGGTACGCCAACTCACTTATGTCCATGCGGATCTAACATATGGAGCCTTAAGGTTATTTTTGAAGATTTTGAAATTGCTACATATTTCTTAGATATGGAATGTGTTAGTTGTGGTAGTGTTGCCACGGCACCTACCCGCGTAGATAGAAAGGAATAATGATGAGAAAGTCAGAAAGACTAAGACTGCTAGAAATGCAGGTAGTCAGACTTGAAATGATGGTTGAGTTGTACTCACAAAGTATAACTAATCTATTAGAATCTCAGGGCCTACAAACACCTAACCAGCTTGACGCTGGAAAATGGTACAAGGCTAAATTAGATACACTAGACAACGAATAGGCTATTGACAATCCGTCAATATTTAGTAGAATAGGTACTATGAATAAAAAAATAATCACGGCTCTAGTAGCCTTAACACTTGTTTTACCTACAACTGCTCACGCAGCATTAAAGAATCGTACTATTGATTCATCGCCAGCATTGGCAATTATTGATACAGCGCTAGATACATCTATTCCAGAATTTGCTGGTAAGATTGTTTACGAAGTGTGTTTTATTGAATGGTCAACATGTCCAAACGGAAAAACTTTTATGGAGGGCCCAGGATCTGCTGGAATGCCATTAGATTTTATGAAGAAAAATGGATTTGATCATGGTACACAAATGACATCTGCTGCTCTTCAAACTAATAATAATATGAATATTGTTTTTGTTCGAATTGTTGGCAATACAGTAAATGGTTCACGACAAGTAGTAAATGAGTCAGTTTTAAACTCAGCATTAAAATGGGTTTATGACAATAGAACAAAGTTTAATATTCAAGCTTTATCTATGTCTCAGGGTACACACACACTGCTAAGTGGTCCACAGTATTGTTTAAATACACCCAACACATCTTCTGCTATAGGATTGCTAAAAAATGTTGGTATTCCTTCATTTTTTCCAGTAGGGAATGCAAAAGATTATAAAAGAATTGATTGGCCTTCATGCATACCAGACTCAATTGCAATCTCATCAACCATGCCAGGAGACGCTATAGCAACATATGCAAATTTTGATCCTTTGCTAACAGACTTTTTTGCTCTAGGATCTTTGAGTGTTAAGAATCCAGGAAACTCTGCCGTAAATGGTGCTGGAACATCTATTGCTGCACAAGTTGCAGCAGCAGCTTGGGTTGGAGTAAAGTCAAAAAATCCATCCATGTCATATCAACAGGCATATGATTTGTTTTCATCTAAATCAACAATGTCTCAAGGTAGAGGAGCATTTGGTAAAGTTCTAGATACATGGGCTTTGCTAAATGGCTGATAGACTAACAGTTCTTGAAGAAATAATTAAAGAAATCGGCGAAGAGTTATATCAAAAGTGGTATAACGGTCTTGCAATTGAAGATAGAACAGAAGAAACTTCAAAAGCAATGGCAACTAATGCTGGAGAAACTGCAATGTGGGTTATTCAAACATTTATGAATAAATTCAATGCAGCAGCGGAGGAACTAAAGCCTGATGATAGTAACGGATGAAAGCTTTGATGAAGTTGTAAAGTCTAATGGTTTAGTTCTTATAGACTTCTGGGCGGAGTGGTGTGGGCCTTGCAAAAAGGTCTCACCAATCCTAGATGAGATCTCAAAGGAGCATGGAATACTTGTTGGTAAGTTAAATATTGATGAGAATCCTTTGAAACCAGTCGAGTTCTCCGTATCTTCTATACCAACTATGGTATTATTTGAGGATGGAGTTGTCATTAAGACAATTATCGGAGCAATGCCAAAGCATAAAATGCTTGAGGAGTTGTCACCATGGTTTTAGAATTTGATTCCGAAGATGCAAATCATTTAGAGTTTGAAATATGGCTCAAGAGTGGTTATGATCGTGGATGGATATCAGATGTATTTTGCGATACACATGATGGTCCACCAATGTCAGATGAAGAAATGGAAGAGTGGGATGAAGGCGGAGATCCTTGTTCTTTCCACGTAAAAATACATGAATTACACTAGATAGCGACATTTGATATAGAAAAACGTCTTACATAGTGTGAACATGTCACAAACTTTCTGTGCTCGTTAAGAGGCAGATTAAAATAAGGAGAAATAAATAGAATGAACTCATTCAAGAAAGTATCGCTAATCATCGCTGCAGCCCTGACTAGCACAATGCTAATCTCGCCAGCAGCTAATGCGGCAACCACAACTTTAACAGTTGCGGGCTCTGCAGCAACGGGTGGGACAGTAGCAACAGCTCCTGTAGCACTTCCAGTACCAGCAGATAACAGTATTGATGCAGCAGATGCATTAAAGATTGCTGTAACTGCTGTAGATACAGGAACATTAGTAACTGCAGTTGCAACAAATGCAACTATTGTACCTGCTTTAGCAACAGGAACAGCACCAGTAACAGCATCAAGCGGATCATCTACACTAACCATTAGTGTTGGAACAGGAACAACAGCAGATTTTTATGTATATACTAAAACTACGACTGTTGGAACCGTTGTTGTAACAATTGGTGGAAATTCAACCACATATTATGTACAAGGTACCGCAGGTGCTTTAAACTCAATTACGTTGACAGCCCCATCATCTGGAGCAGCAGCAACAAGTGCAACACTTAAGGTATCAGGATACGATGTATTTGGTAACTTAAAGGGTGGAGCAACAATTAATACTTTAGTAAGCTCAAATGGTGCAGCAACTGCAACAGCGCTTACAACAGATACAGCAGTAACAACACTAGGAACTAAAGAGCAGACAGTTACACTTCCTGCTTCAGGTTCAGTTGTAGTTACAGCATATGCAACAGTAGCAACAGCCGTAACAGGTCTTGCAGCGCCAGTAGGTTCTGTAGTTGCAACAGTAGCAGTTCGTGATCTTGCAGGGGAACTTGCAGCAAAGAATTCAGAACTAGCAGTTGCTAATGCAGCACTTTCAGCAGAAAAGGCTGGACGTGCAGCAGACAAGGTTGCCTCAGATAAGGCACTTGCAGATGCAGCAGCAAAGCTTGCAGCAGACAAGGTTGCCTCAGATAAGGCACTTGCAGATGCAGCAGCAAAGCTTGCAGCAGATGCAACAACAGCAAAAGCTTCAGCAGATCTTGCAAAAGCTACTTACATTGCAGAGTATAATGCTCTAGCAAAGAAGTGGAATGCAAAGCATCCAACCGCTAAAGTTAAGCTAAAGAAGTAATTCTTTAAATTAAAGGGGCAGGACTCAAGGGTCTTGCCCCTTTATCATATAAATGCTAGAATAAGCGTATGGATAAGATTGTAGACTATTTAGATGAAAATCATAGAAAAAAAATTGCGGATGAAATAAGATATCTAGAATTGCCTCCAGAGTGGAGACCATACGAAGTAATACGATACATAGTAAGGATAATAGAAAAGCAAAATGGGTAAACATTTAGATAAAATAGTTAGAGCTTTAGCTCAAAGGCAGGCGGCAACGTACTCCCCTGGAGAAAAAAAGCCAGGATCAATGAATAAAAAGAAGACAGGATACCGTGGCCAAAGAGCCAAAGGACCAAAATAGTGTTTGGTGAATTGTGTGAAATGGCGGGATGTGCTAATAAATCTACTAGAATAGCCGCTAAGCCTGAAGGCAGAATTATAGATATATGTGATGAATGCTGGCATATACATTACCGATCCTAATCAACTAAATGCTATAATAGTGGTATGAGCGGAATACTAGTCCCGCTTAAATAAATAACCTATAGGAGTAATAAAATGACAGACGGAATTAACTTAACAGGATTTGCAGAAACAAATCCAGCAGGAACAAATTCAATTGATGCATCAGGTGCATATTCACCAGCAGATGGATCATTTCCAGCAGCTTCAGATGTATCAGCACAAGGAAACTCAGGACTAAATCAAGAAGGATCATCAGCATCACTTCCACTTTCAGGTCCAGATTATTCTGATACGATTATGAGCAACTAATATGTGTATTGAATGTGGATGTGAGGCATTAGGTAGCCAGACTGGTATTATTCCAGTTACAGTTACTGATGTTTCAAGAGATGGTGAGTCAGGCGTAACATTTAGCATGACCTCAACACCAGAGCAGACAAGACAATTTATTAATGAGTAATTTTAAAAAAGAAGATGGTACAGGAATGACTCCACCGCCAGCAGCGGGATCTGCTTCTGGAGCGGTTACAAGTAATGACGCAACAAGAAAATATCCAAAGCAAGGCATCAAGCCAAGAATGAAGATAGATATCAATAGTCACGGAATACGTAGAGAAACTTCCTTAGACCCAAAGCCTAAGAAGACAAGACCAAAGAAGGTCTAATTATATATTAGATATAGCCCCGTAATTGGGGCTATATTTATTTAAGGATAATCATGTGCAAAGAATGCGGGAACTGTTCAAAAGAACATTCAAGAACTGTAGATGATGCAGTTGATGAAGTTCTTGACTCTCCAATTTAATTAAATGTTAGCCTTTAGTTAACCAAAATATACTGCTATATATATATCGTTAAGATATAATTAAGATAGGCGGATTAAACTAAGGAGACAATATGAGAAAAAAATTTATTACAATCAGTTTTACGCTAGCATTAATTGCTAGCTTTTTTTATTCTACGCCAGCAAACGCTAAAGATATTGCGGGATCAGGGTCATCTTTTGCTGCTAATTTTATAGATAGGTGTAGAGTAGAGTATGCAAAAGCCTCTACGAGCTATATTAGCTATAGCCCGCTTGGCTCGGGTGCGGGGAAAAATATGCTTACAAATAAAATAGCAGATTTTGCTATGTCGGATGTTCCGTACTCAGCATCCGAGAAAAAACCAGAAAACGAATTTGTATATGTTCCAATCGTGTCTGGTCCAATTGCAATTGTTTACAGATTAGATAAGTATCCAATTACAATAAAGATGAGCACAGATACTCTTTCAAAAGTATTTGCTGGACAAATTACTAAATGGAATGATTCACAAATACTAAAAGAAAATATTGTTGGAGGGAAAACCCCAAAGATTCCATCTAAAATAATTACGGTGGTATACCGTGCAGATGGGTCTGGAACATCAGAGGTGTTTACATCTTACCTTAATGCTGTGTCACCAAAAATTTGGACAAAATCAGGAAACAAAGCGTTTAGCGCTACTTTCCCTGGCGACATATCTAAAAATATAACGTTTCAGTCAGCAAACGGATCTCAAGGAGTTGCTATGTTGCAAGGAACAGTAGACGGATCTATCGGATATAACGAGGTCTCATATGCTAGGGGTCTAAAGACTGTCTCCGTGCAGAACACTGCGGGTGTATATAAACAACCTACAGTTTCAGCCGCAGCCGCATTCCTTGGAGATTTTACCTCAAGCGCAGACGGCACGGTAAAAGTAAACTATAATAACCCAAATAAATTAGCATACAACATATCTACATTTACATATGGGATTGCATTTAAACAAAAAAATGAAGTAAATGATTCTGTAAAGGCTTTCTTTACATTCATGGTAGACAAATGTGGCAAGAATGCTGAAGATATTGGCTATTCTCCACTACGAGGCAATATGTTAAAGTTTTCCAAAGCAAGAATAGCTGAAATAAGCTCCAAGTAATCAATTAGATCAATGATACCTCGCAGCAATGCGGGGTATTTCTATTGACTCCTTGATATATATATTATATAATGGTATATAGTCGCAATTAGTGCGAACAAAAAGTGCGGCGGAAGAGAGAGAACATGTTATTTAATCTTGTAGAGAAATACCTTATGCGTCCTAAACGCCTTAGAGAAGCAATTCAGGCAGTGGTAAGAGATAATGATGAATTGCTACGTTTGATAAAAAAAGCGGAAAATGAAGAACCAACTAATCTTACATGGTCTGAAGGTGATACTTGGTATGGATGGACATATAATCAATCTAAGAAAAGATATTACTTTGATGATATTGGCAACACATCCTTAATGGGCTTATGGGAAGATCAATGGGCAAGAGAAAAAGAAGTTGATCAATTAGATATGTTTGAAAACCAAGTAGACTTTGAATGACTATAACCGTTAGCGCCTATTGTATTTTATGCAAAAAAAATGTAGTGGGAAAGCTAAATGAAATAGTGGTCCTTGAGTCAGGTAAATGGCTTCATATAGGAGAATGCCCTGATTGCTGCTATCAAATAAAAAGAATTATGAATAATATAGATCGCAATTAGTGCGAAAAGTTCGGCGGTAGAGACTATTGACGGTACCCGTCATAAATGTTATACTGAATATATGATACAAAGCCTTGAAATACCTGACCCATTTGCTACATTTGTGGCACACAAGTATGCCAACTTTAAGGGCATGAGACGTGACTTCTTTAGCGGTGAATGGGATATGGAATGCCATGCTTGCAATGAGCCATTAAACGCCCCAAATAAGAAGACTATGATCAAGATCAGACTTTACCATACCAGGAATGAATGTCTGGGTGGATACTAATGCACAATCATGAGTTTAAATTAGACCTAGATGGTCAAGTAACATGCTCTGTATGTGGAGCTATGGATGATGAGCAAGAAGCTGGATTTTCAACAGGCAAATGGTCAGATGATGATATGGGTATAACTCCATTTCTTGGACCTAACCGATGATATACCATGAGATTGAAGAGTATGTACCTAAATTAGAGAAACCTAATAGTGTTAGAAATCCCAAGATTATAAAGGGGTTTAAGCTTGATCCTATGCCTTATAAATGGACGCTATACAATCACGGAAAGATCCTGACATATGGCTATTGCCATAGCCGAAAGCAGGCGGAAGAAGTAGTAATGAGAGAACTGCTGGTAAGAACCAATGCCATTCGGTAAATATAAACTAAAAAAGCCTGGTGCTCATCCTGGCCCTGGAAGGGCTAGAGAGAGATATAACAGGCTATGTGGTGAAGTAACTATAATCCAAAAAGCTGATCCTGAAAAATTAAAAGAACATAGAGCTAAACAAAAACGGGAGAACCAAAGGCGGAAGAACAATGGCATATAGTAGATTCTATGATAGTGATATATATATATACCCTAGTGTAGGTGGATGGATTGAATGTGCTGGATGTTTTCTAAACATATCCGAAGGAGTTAAAACATCTCCAGATGAACATACTATATTTCAGTCAACTAAGATATATGATGATGAGACATTATTGATGCACATAGTTCAACATAGAATATCTGGGCACAATATACCAGATGATCTGGAAGATGAAATAATGTCTGATTCAGAGAGATATGGTAAACTAGAGTCATGAAGAAATATATGATATCTGACTTAATGAAAGCAGTAGCAGAGGAAAACAACGATACAAGTACTGAATTTAATCCAGATATGGGTGAGGCGGGAACAATAGATCTAGGATCACTGGGAGAAGCATCATATCAATGGGATAAAGACAATGATAACTATGTAGTCAATATATCATTTAAGTCTACTGGAGATACAGTAGAATATATCCTTGGTGGATCTGAATTATCTGATCTTAATGATAATGGAGCCCAATATTATAATAAAGAGCTACGTAGAGGTAAGCCAGATAACAATCATTGGCCTTTTGGATCTTTAGATCACCTACATTGGCCAAATCAAACTGGCAAATAAGCTCCATATCTCTATATCCCCCCGCCCATAAACATGGCTCATATAGCCCTTAGAAGGCTTATATAGTGGAGTAAAGTGGAGCATAGTGGAGAATATATACTATAGATACTATTAGATTAGTTATAGTATTGTCGACAAAGATATATATGTGTAATGGGGCGTT